ATCTAAGCCCATACCTGTGCGCCGCCGTCCCTCAGCCGCAGCCCGGCTCCGCAACTTTGGCCGCACGCTCTGAAAATAATCAGAATATCTGCATTTTTCTCTTGACACATTACGGTAATGTGCTATGCTTATTACAGATCAAACAAGAGGTCATCAACCTCATAGGGGGAAACGAGAATGAAATTCCACGCATACATTGTGACGCACCCTGAAAGGGAAATGTTTGTAGGTGATGAGCACACCCATTGCAGTGCCGCAATACTGACGAACGAGCATCCCTCCAGCTCCTACGGGATTCCTGTTGTAGTAAGACATGATGGTGAAGTATTCGGTCCCGCAGATATTCCCGGAGCTTTGCAGCCTTTTGCTTGCTCGGACGCTGATCTTCCAGAATGGCTCGCTTTCGCAAAATTGGGGAAGTTCACCGTTGAGCTTTGATCTCCGCCACGGCCACCTTGGGTAAGCGGTAGCGTCCGGCGTGGTAGCCGGGGCTGGGTACGCAACCCCGGCGAAACAATGAAAAGCATGAAAAATCCCGAACTTTGCACAGATCAAGAACTCGCGCCCTACGCGCGCGAATATATGCGCCGGTTGCGCGCTGGCCACACCGCGCGCCCCAAAGTTTTGCGGCCATGCCCGAAATGCGGCCGCCCTTTCGGCGCTCGTGAGCTGCGCAAACATATCCCCGATTGCCCGAAAAAATAAAGGCCGCCCCGCGCGGCCTTATCTAACCCCTAATCCCTATTTCCTAGCCCCTGTTTCACCTAAATTCGCGTTAAATCCGCTTTCTCGCCCATAACTAAGACATGGGAAACCTACTCAATCCAGCTACGCCGATCGACCAATTCTATGATTCCGATATTCCGCTGGAGCCTACCGACCTCCGCGCCGGCGATAGTTGGAATTGGGAGCGCGTATTCCCCGATTATCCCAGCGGACTCTATCAGCTCAAGTACATCCTCAACAGCGCGAATAACCGCTTCGTGATCGATGGAACGCTGGCCACCAATCCGCCCATCACCGCCGATAGCGACGGTCAATCCTTCGACATTCAAGCTCCCGCAACGCTGACCAATTCATGCCCGGCTGATACCTATCAGCTTATGGCTATCCTGATCGGCATTGCAGGCACCACGGCCGCCGGTGAGCAAGTCACCTTGCCTTTGCAAGACGTGATCGTGTCGCCGAACCTGGCCCAGGCCACCGGCCCCGTGGATACGCGCACCAATGTCAAAAAGAACCTCGACGCCATTGAAGCGTGTCTCCTGGGAAACACCGACCCCGGCGTCTCTGAGTACATGATCAACGGGCGCCAGCTCCGCCGTTTCCCCCGCGCCGATCTCATCAAAGAGCGCTCGTTCTGGCGCGCTCAATACAAAGCCGAACTCCGCGCCAAGGGTGAGTACGCCCCGCGCCGCGTGATCGGTTTCCGCTTCACAACCAGCGTGTAAAGGCAGGGACTCGGGATTAAGGAGCAACGTGAACAGTCACCTGATGTACAGCAGCCCACTCGATTACGAGGCAGAAAAACACGCCGCCGTGATGTCTTCAAACCGCAGAGTAGGAGGTAACATGCCGAGCCCTCTAGTCCCTAGTCCCTCAGTCCCTAATCCCTCGCTGGTTTCCCGGTTTCGCGGCGCTATTGACGTGTTTCTCGGCAAGCGTTCGCTCACCTCCGATTCCACGCTGGCTCAGCTCGGCGGCTCCAGCGGATATTCCGGCTTTCAGGCCGCAAAACAAAACCGGCTGAATGTCGATTGGCCATCCGCCTCGCGCTCCGCCGATCAGGACTTGCAGGTTGATCTACGCAAACTCCGCGCCCGCGCCCGCGATCAAGCTATCAACTCGCCCATCGCTTCCCGGTTCCTTGGCATGGTGCGCGCCAATGTCGCCGGACGCCATGGCGTCAAACTGGCCTTCAAAGTTCCCCAGGTGCGCAAAAGCAAAAACAGCAACGGACTGGATGAAAAGGCGAACGAAGAGTTGCGCCGCGCCTGGCATGAATGGGGAAAGAAAGGCTCCTGCACCGTCTGCGGCCGCTACTCGTGGCGCGAGGTGCAGCGTCTCATCACAGAGAACACAGGGCGCGACGGTGAGCAGCTTATCCGCAAGGTATACGTGCCCAAAACCGTTAACCCGTTCGGATTCCAGATACAGCTCATTGACGCCGATCAACTTGACGACAATTACAACCTCATGGGCCGCGCCGACGGCGTGCAGATCCGCATGGGCGTCGAGGTGGACGCCAATCAAAAGCCGTTAGCTTATCACATTTTTCAAGGCAATCCATACGAGGCGTCTTTTGGTTCATCCAACCGTGTGCGCGTGCCCGCTGACCAGATCATCCATTGGATCGTGGCCCACCGCACCGGCCAGACGCGCGGGTATCCTTGGATGGCCTCGGGCATGGGCCAGTTACGGATGCTTGACGGATACTTCCAGGCGGAGCTGGCCGCCGCGCGCATCGGCGCATCCATGGTCATGTCTCTTGAGACCGCCAAAGATGCCGACGCCGATGCGGATGAGATTGAAGGCGACGGAATCAATGCCGACGGCTCCAAAGCTATCGACCTGTCTTTTGGCAGCGCTCTAGACCTCACAGGCACCGGAGCCACGCTCAAAGATCACACGCCCTCGCACCCCACCAACGCCTTCGATCCGTTTACCAAACAGTCGGGCCGCCTGATCGCATCCGGTTTCAATGTTCCCTATCACTCGCTTTTCAATGATCTCAGCGGCGTCAACTTCAGCTCCGCGCGCATCGGCGAAATGGAGGTTCGCGAGTTTTGGATGGAGATGCAAACCTCGTTTATCGACAATGTGACTGAGCCGATCTTTGACGCGTGGCTCGGCGCCGGTCTGCTCAATCAAGCTATCAGTCTGCCCTTTGCGGATCGCAAGCGCTTCTGCGGCGAAGCCATCAAATGGGAGCCGCGCCGCTGGCCGTGGATTGATCCGCTCAAGGATGTGCAGGCCAATACTCTGCTCGTGCAGAATGGCTTTGAAACGCACGAAAGCATCCTCAACAGCGTGGGCCGTGATCTGGAAGAGACTTACACGGAGCTGGCGCGTGAACAGGAACTCGCCGACGATCTGGGATTGGCGCTGGGTACCGATATTCGTGGCCAGGGCACGAGCGAAATCAACAATGAGGACGAAACGCCGGAAGATGCCACCGGCGAAGAGCCAAAAGAGGGTAACGAGAAACCCGCCAAGCCAAAGGCCGGCACAAAGCCCGCGCCGGCCAAACCAAAAGTGAGACCTGGCCGCAGTCTTTCACGCGGAATGCACCCGGCCAACGCCGCGCTGTGGAGTTTGACAGACGAAGAGTAAGCAGGAGGGAACAGAGGTCAGGAATCAGGACGGTGACTTTTACCGGCCCCGAATCTCTGACCCCTGAGTCAATAACGCCGCCTGACCAACGGCCACAACCCGGCATTTTCCCGAGGAGGAAAAATGAAAGTGAAGTTTGCAGTTTTCGGATTTATCTGTGCATGTGCGCTGGCGCTGGCGGTTTCGTTCTCCGGCGCGCAGAGTGCGCAGCAAACGCCCATCGCGTATGACACGCTGGGGCATCCCATCTACGGCGGCCTCGATTGCGTCTCCAAGACGGCCCCGGCGGTTTGCGCCAACGACCTCACCGGCTCTGTGGTTGTGGCGGCCGGCGCTACCACTGTGGTGGTCAATGACTCTGCGGTTGCGTCCGGATCGCACATCATCGTGCAGGAAGACAGCTCGCTGGGCTCCAACCTGGGCGTTACCTGTAACACCACGCCAGCCACCGCTCCGCCCACCGTCTCCGCGCGCGTCATCGGTATCAGCTTCACCATCACTACAACCGCTCCCACTACCAACCCGCGCTGTTTCAGCTTCCATCTGTTCTCCTGATTGATCTCTGATCTCTGAGAAAAAGCCCGCTGAAACAGGGTTCCCGCCGACAGGTCATCGTCGGCGGGGTGTTATTTGCGGGCTTTTTCCATTCCGCAGCATGGTGAATATATGAGCACTAAGAACATGCCGACAGCGCTTCCGATGCAATATCGGGCCGCGAAGATCGATGCGGAACCGAAAGAGGGAGAACGGCTCTCCGGTCCCGATCCGGGCCGGTTTCGCTTTGCCGTATCCAGTGAAACCCCGTATCTGCGGAATTATTGGGAGGGTGCGGCGAATGAGATTCTTCAGCACGATAAGAAGAGCATTCGCACAGATCGCCTCGATTCCGGCCAGGTTCCCAATAACTTCAATCACGATCCCAACAAACAACTCGGCGTTGTTGACAAGTACGAAATCAAAGACGGCCGGCTTGTGGTTGAGGGTCCGTTCAGCCGCTCGGCGTTTGCGCAGGAAAAGCGCCAGGACTACGACGACAAGATTCTCACGTCCGCTTCCGTGGGTTACCGCGTTCACAAGATGGTACGCACCGAGGATGAGGACAACCCCGATGCGCCCGACGAATGCCGCGTAACCGATTGGGAGCCGTTCGACGCATCGCTCGTCACCGTGCCCGCCGATCCCACCGTAGGCGCGGGCCGCTCCGATTCCGGAGATACAAATTTCCCGGTTGAAATTGAAACCGTCTTGCGGCGAAGCGCAGAGCCTGTGCCCGCTGTTCAACCCATCATTGTGGTCGAACCGAATCAGGAGAAGAGAACCATGGCCGAAACGGCTGAGAAAACCGCAGCGGAATTGGAGCTAGCGCGGCGCAATGACATTATGGCCGTTGCGACCGATTCTGATTTCCGCAAGTATGTCACCATCGACGAGGCCCAGAAGGCCATTGCCGATAATACCTCCGCGAACAGCTTCCGCGATCTCGTCTCGCGCAAGATTTGCATAGCCAATGACGCCAGCAAGGTGGGCACCGCGGGCAGCAGCCTCTTCGGCGAGATGGATAAGTCGGATCGGAAGCGTTTCTCTGTCTTCCGGCTGGTCCGTTCGCTCACCAATGCCGCCCGCCCCGGCTCCTTCCCGACGAGCCTGTGTGATGCGGCCCTTGAGCGCGAATTCAGCGACGAACTGAAGAAGCGCCTCAAAATCACCACGGAAGGACCGCTGATTCCGGACTCGCTTTCGCGCGCCCTGGGTACGCAGACCATCGGCAGCGGCGCGGGCCAGATCGCTCTTACCTCTGAAGCCGCCGCCGTGGCAACCTATACGCATCCGGAAGTGATTGAGCTTCTGCGCAATCGTCCGCGTATTGAGCAGCTTGGCGCGCGCCGCCTGGGTGGTTTGACCGGCATTATCCGGTTGCCTCGCCAGTCCGCCGCCGGAACTGCTCAGTGGGTGGGTGAGGGCGCGGCTGTCACTCCCTACGATCTCGCCATGGACTTCATCTCTGTCACTCCGCACCGCATCTCTGCGCAGACCGCATGGACCGTCGAGTTGCTGGCGGAAAGCGCGCCCGATATTGAGGGCCTGGCCCGCTTCGATCAGGATGTGGTTATCAAGCTCGCCCTTGACCTGGCCGCAATCAGCGGTCCTGGTGGAGCAAGCCCGCTCGGCCTGATGAACCTGACCGGTCTCACGCTGCTTTCGCCCTCCGGCACTGCGTTCGGTGACGGCGGCAAGCCGCTCACCTGGGCTGACATACTGGCGTTTGAATCCACCGTTGCAGCCGCTAACGCGGATGTGGCCACCTCTGGATTCATGTTCACGCCGGAAGTTCGCGCCCAGCTCAAGGCAACGCCGAAGTTCGCCTCCGGATATGCCATCCCGATCTGGGATGACGGCCCCAAGGACCCGATGGGAATCGACACGCAAGGCCCCGCTGGTTATCGCGCCGCCGTTACCAACCAACTCGCCAAAAACGGCACCAAATCCGGCGTCACCGGCTCCATCCTCCACAATGCAATCTTCGGCGACTGGAGCCAGGTGATCGTGGCCGATTGGGGCGCTCGCGAAGTGGTGGTTGATCCCTACACCCAGGCTGCCAGCGGCGCTATCGTGGTCACCCAGCGCGCGCTGCACGACGTTGCCTGCCGGCACGTTGCCGCCTTCGTCGCCAACCCCTATATCGCAATCAGCTAATAGCTGACTGTCATCAGATAAACCCGCAAACCTGAGCGCGCCACAACGCCGCGCCGCTTCTCAAACCTGAGAGCGGCGCGGCAAAACTGAAAACCGGGAAGTTTTCTAACCCCTAACCCTTATTTCTGAGGTGAATCAATGCTTGCAGCAAACAAGGTAAATAAGCCCATCGATGCCGTGTTGCGTGTGGATATGGTTGTGAATGGGGAGCGACGGAGCAAGGGCGACGTTGTTGAGTTATCCAACAGCAACTTCAAATACCTCGCCCAGCATGACCGCGTGGCCGAGGCAACGGACGAAAATATCGCCGCCGTCAAGGTGCAGATCAAGAGTGAGAAGGAAGCCGCTGACCGCGCCAAGCTGCCCAGCGAATCCGAAACTCTAAAGGCCCGCATCGCCAACCTGGAAGCCGAACTGGCCGCCGCCAAAAAGAAGTAAGCAGCGGGGCTTTTACTGACCACTGTCCACTGTCATGCGGAGCAAAACCTATGTTTGGCGATTCCGATCTGACTGCGATCTTTGCCGACTTTGGCGTGGCGTTCACATGGACGCCCGCCACCGGCGGCACTCCCGTTCCCGCCACCGGCATTCTCGATATTTACGAGGATGTGTTTCAGCATGGCGGCGGCCCGGGCGCATCGCAGACCACGGAATTCAAGCTCCGCGTGCCGTGGAATGCGCTGGGCGCGTCTCCCAAAGCCTTTGACGCAATCGTCATTCTGCCCAGCCCCAACCTGCCCCCCGGCTTCGCGCCGGGCAACTATACCGTCAAGAACCTGCCCAGGTGTGAAGACCCGGCAATCGTGGACATGATCCTGAAAGGACCCGTCGCGTGATAACCAACCTGGCCAACCGAATGCTTCAACCTGATCGTGAGGATAGCAATGAGCAAAAGTGTAAATTCCGTCACGCTGCTGGGCAATATCGGCCAGCCGCCCGAGTCAAGGAAGACGAAGAGTGGAACCGCGCTGACGATGGTCTCCATAGCTACGAACGAACGCAAGAAAGTTCCCAACAGCGATAAGTGGGAAGATCACACCGAATGGCACTCGGTTGTCTTTTTCGGACGCCTGGCGGAAATTGCCGCGCAATACCTCCGCAAAGGCTCCAAGCTCTACGTCGAGGGCCGTCTGCGCACAACAAGCTGGGAAGACGATCAGCAAGTGAAGCGCTGGAAGACAAGCATCATTGCCGAGGAGCTTGTTTTGCTCGACGCTCACGAGAACCGGCCTCCCCAACCGCCTGAAGATGCGCTTGCCGCCGATAACTACGGATACGGAACGCCCTCCAAGCCTGTTCCGGAAACAGTTATTACCGACGAGGACATACCCTTCTGAGTGGTTCTAACTGACCATTGTTCACTGACCACTGGAGCAAAACGATATGCGTCAAACCATCTGGACCCAGGCCGCCACGGCCATCATGTCCGCCCTCAACGCCCCAGGCGCGCCGGCCATCTTCTACCGGTCGCGCTTTGAGGCGGTGAGCGAAACTGAAAACGCCGGCAACCTCTACCCCACCAAGATCGATTGCAAGTATGAGTGCGCCCAGGACTCTGTGAAGATCGACGCCACGATGGTGGTGCGCGCCAGCATTGCGGCTACCGATCAGGTTGACCTCGTGGCCGATCCCATCGTCTTGTGGGCATGGCAGCGCATCCGCATTGACCCTACACTGGGCCAGCTCGTGGAAGATGTTTACATCGACAATATCGAAATCGGATACGTGGATAAGTCCTCAAGCGATCAAGTTTGCGTGGATATGACGATCCGCGTTGAAGTAGAGGTAAGCAGGAACGATCCATCGCTCAACATGACGTATCAAGTCCCATAGCATCGGTTTTCTGTTCACTGGTCACTGACCACTAACCATTGTTTTTCCGGAGGAATAACCTGATGTCTTTGCTCACGCCAACAGTAACTGTCACACCGTCGCCTACGATCGTCACCGCAGTTCAGGCGGTTGCGGTCGCTGTTGTCGTCGCTGGCTCGGGCGCCACGCCCACCGGCACGGTCAAACTGACCAGCGGCGCTTTCGCCTCCGCAGCCGTTCCCTTGACCGCCGGAGCGGCCTCCATTGCCATTCCCCCCGGTACGCTGGCCGTGGGCTCTGACACGCTCACAGTGGTCTACACGCCCGATGTGACGAGCGATGCCGTCTATACCGGCGCATCCGGCACGGCCGCTGAGACAGTGACCGCCGTCGCTGTCACGCCCTGCAAGTTGCAAGGCTACTTGGCCCAGGTTGGCTATGTGCCGGTTTCTGGCGGAGCCATGCAGATTCTTGCCGGCCTCAAGGACCTTGACGGCGAGTTCAAAGCTGACGAGCTGGATTCGAGCGATCACGGCGGCTCGTGGAAGGGCCGCATGTTGGGGATGCTCGATTTCACCGCGACGGCCAAGCTCGATTACATCGCGGGCGATTCGGGGCAAGAGGGATTTCTGGCCGCGCTCATCAACCGCACGCCGCTGCAAATCTATCTGTTCCCGAAACAGGGCGCGGGTTCGGGCGTCGATGTGTATGCGGGCACGGTGGTCATTCCCAGCTACAAGTGGTCGGGAAAGATGAAGGATCTGCAAGACGCCACCTTCAGTCTCGCCAACGCCGCCAACACCGGCTTCACTGTCACCGCGCAGTAAGATTTCCTTACGAGGGGAAGGGGCCAGTCTCTGAGGGGAGGCTGGCCCCGTTTTTTAACAGCCAGGAGCTATCATGATTTCAAAAAAACCGATCTTTGTAGACTTCGACCGCCGCCGCGAGGTGGTCTTCAATCTCAACACCGAAATTCTCATCCGCAATGCGGGCGGAGAAAACAGCAGCCTTTGGAAGACGATTGGCGAAACTAAGGACGAAACGACCGGCGACGTGAGGCGCACACTCGACGTGAACCTGGAGAACCTGCGCCTGTACCTCTGGGCGGCCTTCCAGGCCGACGCCAGGGCGCACAGTGAGGCTTTGACCCAGGAAGAGGTTGGCGAGCTGCTCACGCGCCGAAAATGGGTTATTCCCGCCGTCCAGGCCATCACCGAGGCGCTGAATCAGTATTACGGTGATGAGCCACTGGGGGAATAGCCTCCCGCAGCCGACGCAAAGGCCGCGGGCGTAGGCGCCAGAGCAAAGCTCCAACGTGGGAAGATGCCTTCCAGACCGTCTGTGGCGAGATGGGCCTGCCGCCAACGGAGTTCTATCGGCTGCTCTATAGCGAGTTAGTGCTCATCCTTGACGGCTACCGCGCTCGCTTCCAGCGCGAGACTCGCCTTCGCAGAGAGGAAAGCGCCTGGGTGGTGAGCTGGCTTCTACTGCCCCACAAGGCTCAGGATGCCGATCCCATCACGCCCGATCAACTCATGGGCCGCAAGCCGAAAGGCAAGCCCGCGCCAGAGTTCGCCAGCGATGAAGCCAAGGCGCGTGCGCTGGTTACCGCTTTCGCGGCAAAATCAAAAAAGCAGAGATCAGTTGACAGAGATCAGAGATCAGCACAAAACCCGACGGACTGACCCCTGATCTCTGAACTCTAAATGCGAACGGAGTGAGCCATGTCCAGTAAAGGCGTGATCGTCGTAGTTTCCGGCGAAGACAAATCCGGCGAAGTCTTCGCCGCAGTCAAAAAGCACTTTGACGAGACTCAAGCAGCCGCGAAGAAGACCTCGGATTCGTTGGGTGATATTGGCAAGTCGCTCATGCATGGCCTGGAAGCTGCCGGTATCGCTGTCGGCATCAAGGAAGTTATCTCGCAACTGCATCAGGCTGTATCTGACGCGGCGGAATTTGGAGAATCGATTGCGAAGGCTGGGGAGCGCACCGGGATTGCCGCCGGTTCGCTTTCCGTGCTCCATTATGCCGCCGCCGTCACGAGCACGGATTTTGATAAGCTGGTGACCGCTTCCGGGCGAATGGGTAAGAACCTTGCGGATGCTGCGGACGGAAACAAAAAACTTTCAGCCGCATTTCAGAAGATCGGTGTTACCGCCCGTGACGTTGTGGGGCGGCATGACGCCCTTGATATTGTGCTCCAACATCTCGGCAAGACACTGGCCGAAACCGAATCCCCGGCCCGGCGTCTCCAGATAGCCGGAGACTTGTTGGGAAAATCTGGCCAGGCGCAGATACCTGTTCTTATCGATCTCGCCGAGCATTTCGGCGACTTAAAGAAAAAGGCCCAGGCCGCTGGCGTCTATCTCGATGATATGTCCGCCAACCAACTCCAAGCCCTCAATGCCAAGATGAAAGACATGGAGCAGCGTGTTCTGGGCGCTAAGGTGGCGTTCGCCGATGGGCTTACGCCATCGCTCAATGGCATTATTGAGGCGTTTACAACGGCATCGAACGGAACGAACATCTGGAATTCCGCTGGAAAGCAAGCCGGGTTGACGGCAATCGAGGCGGCAGGAGCGTTCAATTTCTTCGGCCAGAACATCCGCCAGATGGTTGACGAAATTCGTGGACTCTATGCCGAGTTGGATTACGTTACCAATCGTATCGACGCCGCTACTTCAGTCGGGGCCGATGCGCGGGCACGGGCCAGCGCGCGCCGCGATGCTGCAAAGCAGGAACTGGATGCTGCTATTGCCGATCACAAACTCAGCGAAGCGGAAGAACAAAGATTCCATGATGCGCTGCTCAAACTCAAAAACGATCTTGAGCATTCCACCGCATCAGCAGGTACGCCCGCTGGCGGGGGAAACCATGGTGACGGTGGGGGAGGAAATCACGGCAATGCTAGCGGGGGAAACCATGGCAGCGGCGAGGCGGCTGCCGCAGCCGCTGGATTGCCCTATGAGCAATCCGCCCTCCATGCGCATTTTGAGGCAATGCGTGCGGGAATCAGAGAAGATGAGGCGGAGAATGCTGCCCTGGCAAAGATCGCAGATGATGCGCTCTGGGCGAAGATGGCTGAGTCTCCCATGGGGATTTTTCCCAAAGCCCCGACCGCTAAACTCGGCGCTCAAGAGCCCGCAGCTCCCAAGCCCGCCGATGTTAGCAAGATCGAAGGTGAATCGGAGAAGTTCGCGCACGGCCTCTTTGACCCGCTCTTCAATCTCGGCGAAAAGTGGAGTCAGCAGTGGAAACAGATTCGCGCCAACATGCTCCGCGATCTCGGCCAGGCCGCGGAGGGGCAGCTCTTCGGCGCTCTCTTTGGCGATTCCTCGGGCAGCGGCGGCAAAGGGCTGGATGGTTCAAAGGGACATAAAGGCGTTGAGGGTGCCGGCGGATTGGTCGGTGACGGATTATCGAAACTCGACGGACTCTTCCACAAGAAAACCAGCACGGTATCCAATGGAACCGGAACCGCTGGCGCTGGCACCGTGCTCAGCGCGGCCGCCAGCGCTCTTCAAGTTGGCAAGGCAACGGGGTCCGGCTCAGGAGGCATCCAGGTGATATTGAACAATACCGGGACACCGCAACAAGTTGATTCAACCCAATTCTCTAGCGGACAAGGAAATTTCGAATCGGGCCAGATTCAAATATTCCTAAAAGACCTGGAGACAAATGGTCCAATGAGACAAGGGATTACGAGCCTATTTTCTTAATAGTTCGGCTCGGTGGGGAGTTCCTTCGGCCTTGGCTCCCCGCCGTCCAAAAATATCAGAGGTCTATTTAATCGATGAATTTTGGTGCGCCAGCAATTGAAATGAATCTAAGAAGCGGGCTGAATCAGCGTATGTTTTCCCCGGAA